TGCGTTTCCGCGTCGTCCTGCTGGCATCATTGATGGTACTACCTTGCCTGGTCCTGCTGGCTTGGAGGTATCCTTCTTGCCTTCGACGGCCTTTGACATTGGTGCTGCTGCACGTGATCCTTTGTTCATATTTACACCTCCTCTTATTATGCTGCGCCGGTGATACCAGCTAGTAGTTGGGCTATATCGGGTTTTTGACCAGCAGCAGGGGCCATACCACCTTGTTCTTGTGGAGGTTGCGCTGAGGCTGGGGCGGGGGCCGCACCTGCCGCTGGAAGTTGTTGTTCCATACCTGGTGCCATAAGTGGCATCTCTGGGGTTGGAGGTGGTTCTGGTGTAAATGCTTTTTCGATAACCGCTTCTAGCGATTGGCCCTTTTGCCGACCTTGGATAACAGATGCAATGCGGGTGATAATTTCACTAGGGTCTTGACCTTGCGCTGCGAGGGCAGGAATCGCCTGAGCATACTGTGCAACAGCAACACGCAAAGAATCGCGCATCTCTTCAATATCAACACGTTGTTCCTCCTGAGTTACATTCAAGTCCATTGGAATCTCACGACGTACATAGTCACGAGATACGAGCTTGTCTGAACGCATTTGTAGTAGTGCAATGATGGCACGGTTAGGGTCCATACCAGACATAATTCCGTAGCGTACATCTACGCCGTACTCACCCTTGATGTCACGAGATGGTGTGTACTTAAGGACATAAGGTGTTCCGTCATCTGTTCCCTTGATGGTCTTTGGAATACCACCAAATACTTTCTCATCTGCTTCAAAGCAAACTGAGATAAGTTCTTGGAACATACGAGCAAACTGTGCCTGTGCTGACTTGATCTGTGTATCAAAGCCTGCTTGTAGTGCTTGCACACCGCGACCAGTAACAACGGATGCATCAATGTTACCTGAACGAGATTCAGGGTAACGAGAACCTAAACGAAGTTCACGCTCTAGGACACCAGACTCTGTAAAGATTCCAGGTGGTAGTTCTAGCGGAACGCGACGAATACCTTGTGGGTTAGCAGAACGCATAATTGCATCTGGTCCAAGTGCCAACTCTTGCACATCTTGTGGAATAGCAATAGGTGCTTGGATAGATTTTTCTGCTGCTTGGATCTGCAATACTGCAAAACGAGCACGAGCAAGTTGAACTGATAGAACATCATCAAACTGTCCACGTGCTTCACCATCTAGGGATGAGCGCATAATGACAGATGCCATTGGCTTATTCAAGATGTTTGGTGTGCGTGATAGAACTAGGTTCTTACGCTCTGGTAAGTAGAGCAAGTCTTGATCTTTGTCGTGGTACTTGACCATTGAGATATAAGGAGAAGAAAGAGCGTATTGGTTTTTACCTAGAATCAAATCGTAATACTCTGGGTATTGCGCCGCTAATGTCTCTGCATCGGTAACGATTACCTGAGTAACAGATAGAACACGACCATAACGATCTAACTCTGGGTAGGTACCAAATGGATTGAGCATACGGATACGAGGGTTATTGTCCTCAAAGTCCATCTCAACCATACCGATACCAAGACCGTAGGTGTTATACCAATCTGCTGCTGTGTACATCTGCAGTTGTAGGTCAGAGTTTGTTACATAAAAGTTTGCAATACGAGTTCTAGTATCTGCTGCCTTGCGTGCTGTATCTGAAACCATATTGGTTGCTGAACAGTTAAAGGATGGCAGTGGTGCCATTGCTTCTGCTAGGTCACGTGCTGCGACGTCAATGAAGTTTGCAACCAGAGGCTTTGGATAATCCTCTGAAAACATTGAAGGGTATACCTTAGAGATATCTCCCTGACGCACCGAGAGCACATCGCGCATACGTTGATCTCGCGCTGATGAGCGAGTACGTAAGCGTGCGAGCTTAGCGTCTACTTCTTTGACTGATAACAATGTGGGGTCCTTACTTATCGTAACGTTCTGGGTTCTGAAGATACTTAGCCTTCTGTGCAGGCGTCATCTTAGATGGAGAGATCTTGCTTGGCATTTGAACTATGCGAGGCTTTGTTGTAACCTTTGGCATAGGCTTCTTAACACCAGGCTTAGTACCTGAGATCTTAGGCATAGGAGTCTTGACTCCCTTTGATGGTGTACGAGAAACTGTAGTTTTTTTAATTGCAGGTTTCTTCATTTGTGCCATTACTTTTTGCCCTTCTTGTTAACTGCTTTTAATGCTTTAGCACTTGCCTTTGCACCAGCAACATTCTTAGGATTATTAACAGCCTTTAGTGCTTTAGAAGTTGCTTTTGCTTCTGCCTTTGTTGACTTTGCTGGGCCAGCATTTTGCTTTTGGATCTTGCCAAATCGGCTCATATCTTTAGCAAACTCATAATTAGATTTTGCTGGAACTCGTGCAGTTACATTATCGCTAACTTTAATTTTTACTACTTCACTATCTGGACGAGCAGATCCTCTTCCAGACTTAGGTGTTGACTTAGGCATTGGGTTACGTAAAAGACGATCTGTTTCTTTTTGATTCTTAACAGTATTAAACGATTTGCCTCGTGCTGGAACTACTTTCACAGATGACTCAGGCTTCTTAGCAATAGTTTTTGCAATCTTGGTTGCTTCTGCTTTTTTAGTAGCCTTGGACATAATTTTTGTACGGGATGCTGCTTTCTTTGCTGCCTCTGTTGCAACCTTCTTGGCTGCAAGACGACCAGCAATTGCTGCTGCTCCTGCGACTATTGCTGGTACTGGCATTTTATCTCCTTAGATGAATGTGCGTTCTTTTTCTGCGAGCAGTTCATCTATGTTGATAACTGTTCGTTTACCCATCTCACTACGAGATAGGAAAGGATTCTTCATATGGTGCGTAGCGTGAATACCTTGGCTTAGCATCTCGCGTGCTCTGATCTCACAAAACCACAAGGCCATTACCATATCGGTCTTACCCTTAGTAGTAGGTGACCACGTAATCAATTGCTCGATGAGCGCCTTGATGTTTTCAGTCTGGTCACTAGGTAAGTGAATAAGGTTGTCGCGGTGGTGCTTGCCGTCAAATTGTTTTGTGCCGAACAAGGTGGACATAGAAGCAACACCGAAGCCGGAGTCCCACTTGTTGTTTCCAGTATGGTGCTCTCGCAATAACACACCCCTGGAGGCAAGGTTTGCGCGGATGCCCTCATCTTGCGTAAGGAATGATTGAAAAGCATTCTTCTCTACTATCCACTCACTCGGTGAGTACAGGGAAGTCCAGTCAAAGATTAACTGACGGATCGCAGCAGGCGTTGGCCTAGTAATCTTAATAGCATCAACGATATAGCGTTTATGTGTAGCGCGATCAACAGCGTAACAAATGGCGGCTGTATCACCAACCATAGCGGGATCAAGACCACAAATAAAAGAAAAGCCATTGACATCACGCGGATGGCCTGGGTGACCAGGAACCAAACGACCTGCTTTACGCATACCATCAATAGAACCTCTTACACATACCGGATCGTAGATTGCATCATCTGAGATATCTTGCTGTTGATAAACAAGGGCCCAAGTAGAAGCATCCATAGCTTGACGTTCGTTGTAAAGGTTACGACCATTCCATCTAGGATAGAGGCCGTCCTCATCTAAATCTGATTCTGTCTGTCCATCAAATGGAGCATCACTTGCAGGCCATAAGGTTTCCCATTTCTCAGGGTCCTCATCTGTTGTCAGCAACGCTGGCATTGCAAGATATGTCCAAGGGACCAAGCCACCTGGGTAGCGGTCTTCGGAGCGTAGTTCCTTGTACAAGTCTACTGCGGTGACGCGGGTACCTACGATAATCAATTTACCAGTAGGGTTCAAACGAGAGCGCACGTCCTGGGTTAACCAGCGGATCTGCTTCTCAAACTCGTTAGCGTTCTTTAAGGTAACTGCGTCATCTACGATAATCATATCTGCACGCTTACCGTAGATCTGACCACCGATACCAACGGCTTCAATGTTCGGGTCCTTTTCAGATGACTCACGTAGCTCATCACCGAAGGTGACACGGGTAGCCTGCCAAGAGGCAGACTTAGAGTTAAACCCTACGCCAGCAGCGTAAGCCTGTTGGAGTGCTTCATAATTTGGATGAGTCAGGCGTTGCTTGATGGCGTAGAGAAAGTCTGCAGCTAACTGCTGGGTCTGAGATACGATGAGTACTCTAAAGTTAGGGTTCTGACAAACCTGCCAAGTGACGTAATCAATGGTCACAGTCATAGACTTGGCGTGGTTGGGCGGGATGTTCAAAAGGATACGGTTATTAGCCAGACCCTTTTCATACTTCATAGAAGGATGCAGCCACCCAGGTTCCCTGCCCTCGATTACATCGATCAGGTTCTGCTGGTGTGGAAAGGTGCGGGAGTGTAGGTACTTCTGGCGGAACTCGGAAAAGTTCAGGTCGTGGACATCAGATGCTGCAAAGGACTTGTCCTTGAGGCCAAGGCGGGTTCGGTCAACTTTGTCAGTAAAGATCTTGTCTGTGCGACGGTAGTACTCGTAGGTCTTAATGGATTTGCCTGCCGAGGCACAAGCTGCCTCAATGGTCATACCCTCTGCTACACAGCCAAGGATTAACCTCTTGGCAATATCAGCACTATTGTCAGCCACGTGATCTCCTAAAATTTATTGGGGACGGGCCGGAATCGGATCTTATCTTTACTAGGTTGAGTATCTCATCTACCAGTAGATAGACCTATCCCCACTAAAAGTACTAGGCAGGTCGGGCTTAGCGCCCGAAGGAGCCACAGCGAACTGAGGGGTAAGTTAGTACTCGGCCTAGGGGCCTCGCTAGAGGCCATACCGTTACTGCTCAGGGTCTTTCCTATTAAAGCCCCTTACTA